TCAGCCGTTCCCTTCGAGGCGTCGGATGGCCGCGGAGACGATCGCCGCGCGGGACACATAACGGCTCCGAATCTTCGCGATATCGTCCGTGCGCCAGCCCATCACCTCGGCGATCTCACCATCGGTAAGGCCCGCTTCCATGAACTTTGTGGCGGCTGTTCCGCGGAGGTCGTGAACGTGCTTCTCGATCCCCAGAGCTTCGCGCCGGCGGTCGAATGACGTCGAGAAGCCGCTCGGGGTCCATGGGCGGCCGAGGGAGTTGAACAGGATCGTAGTGCTCTCGACCCGCTTGGCTTCCCGATAGCGCTTGGCAGCGTCGAGGACGGCTCGCAGCTCGCGAACAATTGGAATCACCACTTCGGTCCGTTCGTTGGACTTTGAGGTCCGCCACTCCAACCAGGAGCCCTTGTCCGCGGATAGCTGGACGCGAAGGGCATCGCCGCGACGCATGCCGGAGAGGCGCAGGAAATGGATGCCCAGCCAGAGCGGAAAAGGTGCCTCGGCCGCGAAGTTCTCGATCTCCGACGGCGTCCATATGATGTCCGCGCGCGATACCTTGTGGAGGCGGTCGATATCGTCCGCGCAATGGCCGGTGATCAGGCCCTCGTCCTTGGCATAGTTCAGCAGGCGGACAAGGACGCCCAGGCGCATGTCGGCAGCACGGGGCGTTTCCGAGAAAGAACGATGCCAGCCCTTGATATCGCCTCGCATCGCAGGAACGGTGAAGGCACCGATCTCGGCCCGGCCGAATTTCTTCTCGATTAGCTGGAGAGAGAAGTCGTAGCTTTCCCGCGTGCTGGCTTTCAGCCCGGGCATGACCTCGATCTTGAACTTGCCGATCAGCTCGGAAATCGTGTTCCGTTCGCTCTGAACAGGAGCAGCTCGGCGTGCCTGCGCTTGTCGATACGCATCTTGGAATGCCTGAGGCGCCGGGCTCGCGACGGCAACCTCCGAGCTCCAGAACTTCGGGCCGCCGCGCCAGGCGTAGTAGTGGTAGCGAAGCGTGCCGTCAGCGAGTTCGCGCCTGACGCGGTGGATGCCCTTAGTCTTCATCAGCATTCTGTTCTGCCTTCCAGCGATCGTAAGCAGAAGGTGCCGAGGTTGTGGTCAAGCCGGAGAGCTTGTCCAGAGCGGAGTCGATCGCGCTGCGATCCCACCTTCGTGTCCCGGGCAGCGGGCCGGGTATTCGCGACTGCCTCACCCAATGATCAAATGCCGAGGTTGTGAGTCCAAGGTATCCGGCTGCCTGCTCTCTCGTCAGGCCGCGCGGCGGGATGGCTAAGGCGAGGGAGCTGGTTCGGGCCATGTCACTCCTCGGTGTTTTTCGGCCAGCAGCTCGGCCACCTTCTGCGCAATCAGCTGGCGGTGGAGCGGGCAGTGGACGTGAACGGCAAAGATCGGCCGCTCCGGATCGGCCGCCGGGCAGAGGCAACCGGCGGCGATCGCTTCGGGAGAACCGGGGGCAGGGTCACTCATCCTCTCCCCCGGGTTTTCCTTTCAGGCGAACGTCGCGATAGGCAGAAGGACAGTCCTCTGCACGTTGAAAGCCTTCTTCCGCGAGTGCTCGCCGGAAATAGATCTCTCCGAAGGGCGGGAGGTCCTGGTCGCGACACCAGTCGAGATAGGCCCCGTACATATCGCGGGCCTTCTCGGTGTGGCCGATCTCGTCGACCATGCATTGCGAGAGGAAGTGCCCGAGCGGATCGTCGCGGTGGTCAGGCTGATGTTCGGCCTTGATCGCGTTCCTGGCTGCGGCGGTGAGGTAGGCTCCGACCACAGCGTTGACCAATGTGGGAATGCAGTCGCTGGGAACGATGCCGACGAGTTGCTGTTCGGCTGCCCGGCTGCCCGCCTCGTCGATCACGAGCTTCGTATTCTCGGTCATGCCGGGCCCCCGATGCTGATGGTGGCTGTGAAGTCTGGCCGGGAGGGGACCGCCTGCTTGCGGGCGGATCTGTTCAGGCGCTTGCCTTCGGCCGTGGCCACGAGTGCCGGGTGGCGGAAGCGGGTTCGCTCGACCGTGACCAGGCCGCGATCCGTCAGGATCTTGGCGGTGGCCAGCTTCACGGTTGTGTTGCTGCCCTGCGCTCGCCAGCCATGAGCGACGCGAAAGAGGGGCTGACGGGCGGCGCTTGCCAAAGCGGTGCGTTGAGCCTGGCTGAGGTCTGTCAGGAACGTCATTGCGTGCTCCTGTTGTGTCCGGGACGGGGGGTGTGGAAGGGATTGCGCGGGCCTGTTGCCGCGACGACCTCGCTCCGGCTCAGCGAAAGGCTGACGAGAGCGAGGGCGATCGTCACGAGGAAGATCGTGCCGATCGCGAGGTCATAGCCGAGCGCGGCCATGGCACGCCGGATCAGGCCGCTTCGCGGACCTGGCGGTCGGCCAGGCGCTTGCGGACCTTGGGCATCAGTTGCTCGATCTCGATGGCATCGAAGCCGGCGTCGAGCAATTCGTCGCGCGTGACGTTCCCTGTCAGGGCATGGCGATCAGCAACGAAGTCGGTCAGCGCAATCAGCCGCTTGGCGGGATCGGGATTGGGCGCCTGCTCGCGAAGAGCATCCATGAGGTTGCGGTAGGTGTCGGCCTCGTCGGCCGAGAGCGCATCGACGATCTCGTCGGTGCTTAGCGGCTCCAGCCATACGGCTGCCGTGATGTAGCCGACGGTGCCGTTCGCTGCGCGCACGAGTACGGTGTTACCGATCTGGGCGACGATCAGGTCTAGCGCAATGACGCGATCATCAGATGCGGTTTCAGTTTCGGAAATGAGCGTGTTCATGACTGCTCCTGTTCAACGCAGGAGCAACATGTAGCGGTTTTAAAACCGCGTCAAGTAGACGAGCGGTTTTAAAACCCTATTCCGTATCGTCGAGCGTGGCCGAGCCTCGAAGGTTCTCCCGGAGGTTCAATCGACGTCGCTGGCCGGAACGCACTGTAATCCAGATCTCCCCAATCCATTCGAGACACACGCTCTCGATGGTTTTGGCATTGAAGCTTTCCAGGTTCACGGTGCGCGGTTCAAATCCCCGGGTGATGCGCTTTAGGAAGCGTCTGCCATCGCTCGTCCGGACTGCAGCTTCTTCTCCGAAGAAACTCTCAGCCGGTCTCTGCTGCTCCGCGTAGACGACAATCACGTCACCCTCATCGTATCGAGGAAGCATGGAGTCTCCTCGCACTTCGAAAGCAACCATTTCCTCGGAAATGGGGATCGGTAGCTCCACCTGCCAAATGCCCTCAGGCGGTACTTGCTCGTACTCAGGAAGGATCTCGGCGCCGGCGCCGATATATCCCATGACCGGGATCTCGTTCTTTGCCTCGAGTGGACCCTCTCCAGTGAGAAGCCATTGCTCCGAGGCCTGAAGAACTTTGGCCAGCTTTTTCAACGTGCTGCCGCGCGGAGCGGAGTCCGGGCTCGTGTCGGCTTTCCGCTGTATGTTGCGGATTGCATCCCCGCTGAGACCCGCGGAAAGGGAGGCAGCGCGGGCGGTCATCCCGATCACTGCCAGTCTTTGTTCAATGCGTTCTGCGATGCTTCCACTCATATGCGGTATTCTAACCGCACGCGACGAGGGGCAATAGCGGTTTAAGAACCGTTGACAGTGCGGTTGTTGAACCGCATAGTCTGCTCCCATGCGGCTCAAAGATCACATCGTCGTTCTGGCAGAAGCCTATGCTGGCTGCAGAGGCATCTCGCTTTCGCGCCTCTCCACGATCCTCTTCAATGACGGAAAGAGGCTCGGCGGTCTTCGCGCGGGAAAAGACCTGACCACGGGAAGCTATGAGCACGCGGTCACCTGGTTTGGTCATCACTGGCCGGAAGGCGAACCTTGGCCAGATGACGTGCCCCGGCCCCTTGTTGCCCAGCAGAGGGCTGCCGCATGACAGCATCCTCAATTCCGTGTCCGGGCTGCCGCGATCCGCTGCTTTGCTTCCTTCGTGACCTCACGGACGGAAGCGGCTGCATTGCGCTGCACGGGAACGCTGGCCGGACCGGCGGCATCCCCGAAGCTCTTCAGCCGCGCGACGGCATTGATCTCCAGAGCGGTGATGAGGTCGCCGGCCTTATCCGGATCGATCCTCCCGAGAGCGACAGCCATGTCAAGGAAGGCTTCCTGCAGGATGGAGAAGGCGAGGCGGGCGCCGACGCCGTTTGCATCGGGAATGGCAGCATCGGTAACAGGCAGGGTCATGACAGGCCTTTGATGGTTTGCTGGTCAGAGTCGCGGCGGGCTTTGATCGGCTGGACATATCGGCGAGCCATCCGCGCCTTCATCATGCCCGAAGGTTGCGGCGAGCCGGTCGAAGGCTCGACCCATGGCGGCGAGAGCCACGCGCTTTGCCTGCAGTTCGTGATCCGGGGCCGCGCCGTCCATCGGGAAGATCTTGATCGCCTTGAGCGCCTGATCGCGGGCGAGCTGCCAATCGAAATCGGCCGCGCCACGATCGCCATCGAGGAGATCGATCACAAGCTTTTCATAGCCGAACTGAACAAGCTCAATCGCATCACGGACTGGAGCGGAGAGAGCGAGCAGATCCTCCAACCCTGGCTCAAGTCCCCGTGCGTCGTTGCACATCGCATCGTTCCTTTCCTCGACCGCATGAAGGCTATCGCCCGGCAGGCCAGCAGCCGCCGGATCGCCCGCAGCCTCGGCGCCGGCGATTCCGAAGAGAACCATGCACGACGCCAGCAAGCCTGGCTTGGAAATTCCCCGGCCAATCGTTTCCAGGGGAGAGGGGCCTAATGCTTCTCCGCAGCCTCTCGCTTCCGGCGTGCACGTCGCTCGTCACGCAGGATGATTGGCACGCAGATGATCGCCGCCACGATCGTCCAGGCGCCGAACAGCAGAGCGAACCAGTTCCATGCCATGCTCATCCACATGAGCGGCATCCTATCACGTCGCGGATTTTCCTCCAGTCCAGCGCGCGTGAGGCCGGGCGGGCTTTCCTGCCGTTTGCCCGCCCGGTTTTTTTCTTCCGGAGGTCGGCATGAGCCTGATTGAGAAGCTCCGACCCTCCACGCCTCAGGAGCGCCGGGCGCTGAAGTCGATCACCGAGACAGCAATCGAACAGGCGGGCGGCCCGGTCTCCATGCAATGGGCAACCCGCGTCGAAGCCGGCGATCTCACCCGCTATGGCAAGGCGCATTACGCCAAGCGCTTCGTGCCGATCGACGTGGCGCTGGATATCGACCGGCGGGCGCCGCAGCCCTTCATCCTGCAAACCTACGCAGCGATCCTCGGCTTCGGCCTGACCCGCGTCGCCAGCGCCGCCACGGAGAACATCTGCGAGATCGTGGCGCGGTTGGTGAAGGAAACCGCCGAAGTCTGGCAGTCCGTCACCGAGGGCCTTTCCGACGGCGTGCTGGATCGCCGCGAACTCGACTGCGCAATCCGCGAGCTGGACGAGCAGATGGACGTCGCCTCGCGGCTTCGCGCTCACCTCGAACATCTGCGCCGGGAGCTGCCGGAATGAGTGAGACTCAAGAGCGCGAGAAGATCTCGCTGATCGAGATGATTGGGCGGCTTTCCTACGAGAGCGAGATGATCCGCGAGCGCAATGCGCTGCTCGCCACCCGTGGCTCGCTTTGCCGGCCGGACAAGGCGGAGCTGTTCTTCGCCGACGTGCTCGATGAGGCCGTCGCGCTGCTCAACAAGATCCAGGCGAACGCGCGCGAGGTTCGCGCGGTGCTGAGGCGGGGCGAGCGATGAGTCAGGCTGCTCCTTTAGATCCTTTCGGTTCATTCCCTCGGGTCAGTCTGGAGGACCTGCTGTTATCGTCCTTCGCCGAGATTGCATTGATTTTTTTGTCGTCGCTCGTGACGCGGGAGAACCTGCCGGTCGACGGATTCCTTACGATAGCTGCTCGGAGCGTCTCGTCGATGCGGGTCTGCCAGCCAGGGCCAGTGGATCGAAAGTGGTCAAGCACATCTGGAGAAAGGCGCAGCGTTGTTGAGCGCTTGGTATCGTCGGAGCGTGGCCTGCCACGTTGCCGATGCATCTCAATCAGCTCGGGAGCAACCTCGCGGACGGGCTTCATCCGGGCAAGCATCTCGTCGGAAAGAGGCGGCGAATCCACCGCGTCCCAATCCTCCTGCGAGATATGCTCAGGCTTGCGCTTGCTCATAGAACGTCCTTTCGCGTGCATTTGCCTTCCGCAGGCTGATCACCCGGAGGTCGCTGCCTCGTCTGCTGAAGACCAGCACGTGGAGACGCGTCCCGATGTATCCGAAAGCGATCTCCCGCACCTCGCCATAGTCAAATCGGTCGTCAATCACAGTCCGAGCCGAGGCAAAGTCGAACCGCTCTGCCTCCGTGAATTCGATGCCGTGTTTTGCGACGTTCGCGTCGTACTTGGCTTCGTCCCAGATCAACATCTGAATTTATGTAGTTACGGAAATAGCGTCGGTCAATCCGAAGGGGTTCGAAAATGCAGGGCATGAACACGGCGATGCTGATCGGCAATGTCGGGCGCGATCCCGAGATCCGCCGCACCGCGTCGGGCAAGCCGGTGGCAGGCTTCAGCCTGGCCACAACCAAGAGCTGGAAGGATCGCGAGAGCGGGGAGAAGAAGCAGGCGACGGAGTGGCATCACATCGTCGTCTTCTCCGAGGGGCTGGTCGGCGTCGTCGAGCAATATGTGCGCAAGGGCACGCCGCTCTTCATCCAGGGCGAGATCCGCACCCGGAAGTGGACCGACCAGGGCAATACTGACCGCTACACGACCGAGATCGTGCTGAACGGCTTCGACGCCAAGCTGAACCTGCTCGGCTCCGGCGGCGGTGGCCGGCCGGGCCTGCCCGACAACGACGCCGGCTATGGCGGCGGGGAGGCGAGCTCGCCGCCGCGCCATGACGATCTGGACGACGAGATCCCGTTCTAGGACCCGAGATGCCCGACATGATTGCGCACGCGCTGGGCTATGGCTTGCGCGGATGGCCGGTCTTTCCCTGCCATCCCAACACCAAGCAGCCGCTGACGGAACATGGGCTCAAGAACGCCTCGGCCGATCCGGAGCGGATCCGCGCCTGGTGGAAAAAGCACCCTAACGCCATGATCGGTGTGCCCACGGGCGCGCCGATCGGCGCCTTTGTGGTCGACCTGGATCCCAAGGACGGCGCGACGGCCGAGGGACTGCTCGGCCTGGTGATCGAGCGCCTCGCTGAACTGCGGGCAGAAGGCGAGGGCGTCGACGATGCTGCCGGCTTCGCGGCAGCGTTGGAGCAGGAGCTGAGCGCGCCCTTCGCGCTTCCCCCGTGCCCGATGGTGCGCACGCCGCGCGGCGGCCTGCATCTCTGGTTCGCGATGCCGGATGGGCTGGAGATCGGCAACCGCGCCGGCGTGATCCCCGACGTCGATGTGCGCGGCACGGGCGGCTATGTCATCCTGCCGCCCTCCACCCGTCGCGGGCGCAAGGCCAAGGACGATGGCTGCGACGGCGTCGCCTATCTCTGGGAAGAAGATAGCGGGCTCGACGACTTCGATCCGCCGGCGGCGCCGCCGGAGCTGATCCGCTTCGTGCTGGAGAAGCACCGGCGGGATGCGCCACAAGCCGCGGCAGTCTCTCCCGCGCCCTCTCATGCTGCCGGCGCCGATCGCGCGCATGATGACGAGCGGATCCGCCGCTATGGCCTCTCCGCGCTCGACAACGAGCTTCGGGAGCTGGAGCGGGCCGGGCGGGGCACGCGCGGGCATACGCTGAACAAATGCGGCTTCGTGCTGGGCCAGCTGGTCGGCGCCGGCGTGCTAACCGAGAGCGTCGTCGTCGCCGGCATGCGCGGCGCGGTCGATCGGAACGGGCTCGCCCAGGTCGACGGCTGGGTGCTGGTCGATCGCAACATCGAACGCTCGATCCGCGCCGGCATGGACAGCCCTCGTGATCTCGCGGAGATCGCGAGGGGGAATAACGGGCGCCGCCCGGGGGCGGCGCTCCGCGCTCCCTTACCTTCCGACCCTCCCGAGGGTCCTTCTCTCGCCGGCCCCGCAGCCCCCCAGTCGGCTGGAAAGCCGGACTCGCGAAGAGCGAATGAGGACGTCGCCAGCGCCCGCGAGGGGGACGGGGAGGAGCCTGAGGACGGCGATGACGATCCCGTGGACGATGGCTCCACCGTTCAATTCGACGACCTCGACCCCGAACGTCTCGCCCGCGCGGCCGCCGAGCCGCAGAACGACACCGGAAACGCCCGGCGACTGCGCACCTGGTTCGGCGACGACATCCTGAACGTGCGCGACGTCGGCCAGCATGTCTGGGCCGGCGCCCACTGGGACGCGCAGGGCGGCGATGAGGCGATGCAGCGCTATGCCCAGATCGTGGCGGAGCGCATCGTGGCGGAAGCCGACGTGCTGGCGGCGATGCCATGGGAGGAGACGGCGATCGAGGCCGGCCGGATGGCGGAGAAAAAAGCCGTCCATGACCGGGACGAATCCGACCTAACCGCCATCGAAGCCGCCAAGGTGGCGCGCAAGGCGCTGGGCGGGCGGAAGACGGGGCGGCGCAAGTTTGCGATCTCCTGCGGAAACACGTCCCGGCTCAACGGCATGATTGCCCAGGCACTGCCTCACTGCACCGTGGCGCCCGACGATCTCGACGTTGAACCGCTGGCGATGAACGTGCGCAACGGTACGCTGCGCATGGTGAAGGTAGCCGATCCCGAATGTCCGGATCCCGATGCCACCCGTGAGATATGGCAGGTGCGCCTCGATCCGCATCGGCGCGACGATCGGATCTCCAAGCTGATGCCGGTCGCCTACGATCCGGAGGCGACGTGTCCAACCTGGGCGGCCTTCATGGAGCGCTTCCAGCCCAACCCGGGCATCCGGCGTTTTTTGCAGGTCTATCACGGCCTGGCGCTGACCGGCATTGTCGAGCAGGCCTTCGTGCTGAACTACGGCCTCGGCGCCAACGGCAAGTCGACCTACATGGAGGCGCTGGCGCGGCTGATGGGCTCCTATGCCCAGACGCTGCCGGCGGAGGCGCTGACGGGCGAGCTGCAGCGCCGCGGTGATCAGGCCACGCCAGAGTTCGCCCGGTTGCCCGGCGCGCGCATGGTCCGCTGCGCAGAGCTGCCGCGCGGGCAGGGCTTCCGCGAGAACACGCTGAAGATGCTGACCGGCGGCGAGAAGATGCCGGTGCGCCACCTGCACGGCCGCTTCTTCGACCTGATCCCCGCCTTCAAGGCGGTGGGTTCCTGCAACGAAAAGCCGGACATCGGCGGCATTGACGAGGGCATCTGGCGACGCGTCAAGCTGATCCCCTGGACCGTGACCATTCCACCGGCAGAAAGGCGGCCGATGGAGCAGGTGCTGGCGGAGTTCGCGGCCGAGAGCGCCGGCATCCTCAACTGGCTGCTGGAGGGATTGCTGGCCTATCTGGAAGGCGGGCTCGTGGTGCCGCCGGAGATCCACCAGGCGACGGAAAGCTACCGCGCCGATATGGATCCGCTGGGCGAGTTCCTGACGGCCTGCGTGGAGCCAGCGGAGGGCCATGACGAGACGGCGCGGGACGTTTATCTCGCTTATTCCGCCTGGTGCCACGCCAGCTCGGTGCGACCCTACAGCGAGAAGACCTTCGCGGTGCTGATGCCTCAAAAAGGCATCGAGAAGATCAGCGGACGTATTCGCAAGTATAAAAACGTGCGCCTGCATGACGTGCCGGAAGACCCGACGCGGCAGAAAAAATCCTCCGGCGATCGATGGGAGGACAGCTTCTGATGCGAGGGTCGCGAGGGTTGCGCGAGGGTCTGGCATGACCCTCGCGAACAACAATAATAAACAAAATCAATCACTTAACACGACCCTTGCGAGGGTCGCGAGGGTCGCGCGCGCGTACGCGTGTGAGAGATATCCGGCTTGGGGGCTCTGATGGAAAACGAAAATCTTTCTAGAAACTCCACCAAACCCTCGCAACCCTCGAAGGAAGAGACGAAGTCTATGAAGGAAAAGGGAAAAGAGACCGCGAGGGTTGCCCCGGAACCCTCGTCCAACCCTCGCGATCCTCGCAAGGCCGGGAAGGCGGGCAAGACTGGGAAAGGTGGCGCCAAGCGGCAGGCCCGGGCACCGAAGACGCAGGCGGACCGCCGCGAGACGCAGCCGGAACTGGTCGACAGCCCCTACGGCCGGGCGCACGGCATGGACCGGGTCGAGCGCATCGTCGACACCATCGCCGCCATGCACCGCCGCCGGCAGATCGACATTCGCCAGCGCAGCGCGGCCGACATGTACCGCAACGCCTTCGAGACCTGCCCGGGCTCGATCCGCTGCGCCCTCGATGTCAGCCCGCGTGCCGGCGTGCCCGGCACGGCATCGCCGACGGACGATCAGCTCTGGGCTGCGGGCGTGTTGCGGGAAGCGGCGGCGGTGCTGGGGCAGATCGACGGCGCAGTGGTAAGGCGCATTGTGGGCGAGGGGCAGTCGGTCGAGGATGCTGCTCGCGAAGCGTTCCAGTCCGAAGGGCGGCAGATGCGCGAGCATGTTGGAATGCGGCTACGGATCGCACTAACGCAGTTGGCGGATCACTGGTGGCCGGAGAAGGCAGACCGGTCGCACATCCGCGCTGTTCGCGGGGAAGGGGCAGAGATGGCCGCAGAGGGCGCGCCGTTCCGGAGGGCCGTTGAAGCGACTCCGGTCGCGCATGCCAGCTCAGCGGGCGTGAGAGTTGGAAGAAAGGGCGTTGACAACCCCCGGGGTTAAGAGCAGTTATGCGTCACTTCATGATTTGCGCCCGGAGCGATGTCCTCGCTTCCGGGCGTTGTCGTATCTGGAGCCAAGCATGCCGCGCCCGACGCCTCGTCCCGGATCAAGGGTGCAGGACAGGCGCGAAGCGGATCAGCGCCGGAGCGACCGATACGAGTGGCGCGCCTGGTACAAGACGGCGCGCTGGCGATCGCTACGGCTGCGGCAATTGCAGGCCGAACCGCTCTGCCGCTTCTGCCTGGAGCATGGCGACCTCACGCCGGCGACGGTCTGCGACCACGTCGAGCCGCACCGGGGAGACGAGGGCAAGTTCTGGGTTGGACCGTTCCAGTCCCTCTGCCCCCGCCACCATAACCGAGACAAGCAACGCGCCGAACACGGCCGCGAGGTGCTGACGTTCGGGGCTGATGGCTGGCCGAAGGACAGAGACTGAGGTGAAGCCGCTGGTTGGCCGCAGCTGGTTCGATTGTGATCTCGGCCTGCAGTCCGCTATTATGGAGTTATGGCATCGCGAACTGAGATGACTGCGGCCTTGCAAGCGTTGGCTCTGCCACGCCTGCGATTGGCTGGGTTCACAGGCTCGTTCCCTCATTTTCGGAGGTTGACCGAGGAGGGTGGTGATCTGATCTCTTTCCAGTTCAACCGCCACGGAGGATCGTTCGCCGTTGAGCTTGCGCGGTGCCCTCCAGGAGGCGTTATGAGCCGGGTGAAGGGGGTGGTGCCTTTGGCCAAAGCCACAGCTCAGGATCGGCATCCTAACAACCGGCGTCGAATTCAACGCAATGGGAGCGACTGGTTCGACTTCATGGCGGAGCAGCCTGAACGGCTCGCGGAAGAGCTGGCGAACGAGCTCCTCGGCGGGACGGTTTGGCTGGATGTGCCACGCGGTGGAAGTGAGACTCCGTACCTGAGGTAGAGCGCTTCCCGCGCCAAGTAGGCGGATATGGCCTGCCGGGAGGGGGTATCGAAAGTCCAGGCCCTTCCCGCCGCGGACCGGGCTCCACCATTCGCGCGCAAAAAGCTGGAATTAAATAGAGAAAGCCCATGCCGGGGAGCTCCGCGATTGAGCTTCGGGTCGGGCTTGAGGGCGTATCACCATGAAGGGACGCAAGCCGAAGCTCGACAATGTCGTGCCCATGCGCTCCGATGCGGGCGTCGATGCCGAGAAGCTGCGCCGGGACACGGCCATACGGGAAGCCCGGCGGCTTCGCCCGCGCAACCTGACACCGGAACTGCGCCGCGAATGGGATCGCGTCGCGCCGCTGCTGGCTGATCCCGCGATCGGTCGCCTCAAATCGCACTTCGTCGACACCGTCGTGGAATACTGCCGGGCGGTCGTCAGGCTTAGGGCTCTCCGCGAGCGTATGCCGGAGCTCGACGATGAGACCTACGAGGTCACCGGTCGGAACGGCTCTCAGATGAAGAGCCGACCGGAAGTAGCGCAGCTCAACGAGACCTGGCGGCACTGGCGTTCGCTGGTCGCCATGCTCGGCCTGTCGCCGGCGGATGAGCGCAACATGGCAGTCGGGCAGGGCGATCTCTTCGATCCGAGCGACGGCTACTTCTGACAATGCCTGAACGGTTGGAGGATGGCACGACCGCCTATGCCGAGGCGGTGGTGGCGAAGGATATCGTCGCCGGTCCACTGGTGCGGGCGGCATGCCAGCGCCACCTGGCCGACCTGGAGCGCGGGCCGGATCGCGGTCTCTTCTGGGATCTTGCCGCGGCCGAGCGCGCGATCGGCTTCTTCCGTGACGTGCTCACGGTCGAGGTGGAGCTGCCCGGCGACGACGGTGGCATCGTCAGCAAGGCGGTGCCGTTCGTGCTGCAGCCCTGGCAGGCCTTCATCGTCGGCTCGCTGTTCGGCTGGAAGAACGCGCATGGCTTCCGGCGCTTTCGCCGTGGCTATTGCGAGATCGGCAAGGGCAACGGCAAGTCGCCGCTGGCGGCTGGCATCGGGCACTACATGTGCTCGGCCAATGGCAAGCTGCGGGCGGAGATCTATTCGGCCGCGACGGATCGCGACCAGGCCGCGATCCTCTTCCGGGACGCCGTTGCCATGTGGGAGCGGTCGCGGGCGCTGAAGCGGCGACTGGAACCGAGCGGTCTCAACCCGGTGTGGCAGCTGACGCATACAAAGTCGGGGTCGTTCTTCAAGCCGATCTCGTCGGAGAAGAAGGGCAAGTCGGGCATCCGACCCTACTGCGCGCTCATCGATGAGGTGCACGAGCACCGAGACAACAGCGTGATCGAGATGCTCCGGGCCGGCACCAAGGGCAACCAGGAAGCGCTGATCTTCGAGATCACCAATTCCGGCTTCGACCGGAAATCGGTGTGCTGGCAGGAGCACGAATATTCCACCAAGGTGGTCACTGGCGTCATCGAGAACGATGCCTGGTTCACCTTTATCTGCTCGCTGGACGAAGGCGACGATCCGTTTGCGGACGAAGACTGCTGGGTGAAGGCCAATCCCAATCTGGGGATCTCTATCCAGAAGCCGTTTATCCGCGAGCAGGTGCAGGAAGCGGTCGGGATGCCGTCAAAGGACGGCCTGGTGCGGCGCCTGCACTTCTGCGTCTGGACGGAAAGCGAGACGGCGGCGATCCCGCGGCGGATCTGGGAAGCCTGCCAAGGCGAGGTTGATCCGGACGAACTGACCGATCGGGGCGTACCCTGCTTCGGGGGGTTGGATCTCTCCCGCACACGGGATTTGACCGCCTTTACCCTGACCTGGGTGCTGGAAGCGAAACGCGACGCCTGGCGCTTCGCCAGCCGGACCTGGTTCTGGACGCCGGCAGATACGCTGGTCGACCGCGCTCGCATCGACCGGGCGCCCTACGATCTCTGGGCAAAGCAGGGGCACATGGAGCCCGTGCCGGGCAACCGTGTCTCCTATCGGTGGGTGGCGAGCGCGCTGGCATCACTCTGCGCCCGTTACGATCCCCTGCAGATCGGCTGCGACCAATACGGGCTGGAGAACCTTGGCGATCAGCTGGACGATATCGGGGTGACGCTACCCTGTGTCGTCCATCCGCAGGGCTTCAGGCGTCGTGTGGTCGGCGAGAAAGACGATGGCCCGGCCGGCGCGGAAGATGTCGCGCTGTGGATGCCGGATTCCATCAACAAGCTTGAGGCGGCGCTGCTGGAAACGCGCATCGTTGTCGACCCGAACCCGGTGATGACGATGTGCGCGGCCGGCGTGGTCTTCGAGCAAAACCGAACGGGGCACCGCATGTTCGACAAGGACAAGGCCACCAGCCGCATCGACGGCATGGTCTCGCTCGCCATGAGCATCGGCGTCGCGACCATCGGCGAGACCGGGGTCAATCTGGATCAATTCCTCGCGAACCCGATCATGGTGATCTGATGGGAGTGCTCGATCGCTGGCGCGGCAGATCCATCAGCCTGACAGATGGGGCCTTCTTCCAGGCGTTCTTTGGCGGCGGAAGCCATGCGGGGAAGGCGGTCACCAACCACACAGCCCTGCAACTCTCGGCAGTATGGTCCTGCATCCGCCTGACGGCTCAAGCAGTCGCCGGACTGCCGATGGGCTTCTACGAGAAGCAGTCGGACGGCGGCCGAGTGGGGCGGGATGATCATCCCCTCGCAGAAATCCTGCTCGACAGCCCGAACGATGATCAGACGACCGTCGAATTCTGGGAAGGGATGGTCGCTTGGCTCTGCACCAACGGCAACGCCTACGCCGAAATCGCGACATCTGGCGAGCGGATCACAGCACTGCAGCCGTTCGATTCCGACAAGGTGCAGCCCTATCGGACGCAAGAGGGAGAGCTCCGCTATCGCTTCATTGATCGCGGGCAGATCGAGGATCTTCCGCGCGAAAAGATGCTGCACCTTCGCGCCTTTGGTTTTGGTGGGGATGTCGGCCTGTCGCCGATCCGGTTCGGCGTCCAGACCATGGGCTCCGCAATCGCTGCGGATGAAACGGCCGCGAAAATGTTCGGCAACGGCATGCAGGTCGCCGGCGTCCTCACCTCCGACCAGGTGTTGAAGGACGCCCAGCGGACGCAGCTCGCCGAGGTGATGAAGCAGTATGTCGGCTCGACGAACGCCGGCAAAATGATGATCCTCGAAGCCGGGCTAAAGTACCAGCAGCTGACGATGAACCCGGAAGACGCCCAGCTCCTGGAGACGCGGCGCTTCAACATCGAGGAAATCTGCCGCTGGTTCGGGGTGCCGCCGATCATGGTGGGCCATGCCGGAGATGGGCAGACCATGTGGGGATCGGGCGTCGAGCAAATCCTGCTCGGCTGGCTGACGACGGGCCTCAATCCTATGCTGAACCGGATTGAGCAGCGGATCCGCAAGCAATTGATCCGGCCGGGAGATCGCCGGACCCTTTATGCCGAATTCAATCGGGAGGGGCTGCTGCAGGCGGACAGCGCGGCAAAGGCTGCCTTCCTTTCCACCATGGTCCAGAACGCATTGATGACCCGCAACGAGGGCCGCTCGAAGCTGAACCTGCCGAAGAAGCCGGGTGGCGATGCCCTGACGGCCCAGACCAACCTCGCGCCGCTCGACCAGCTCGGCAGCCTGCAGGGCAACGAGGCGGCCAAGGCCGCCTTCCGCGCCTGGCTCGGGATCGACGACAAGGAACGCCAACATGCAGCTTAAGCACGCGGCCCTGAAGATCAGGGACTTCGATCTCGAAGTGAAGGCCGTCAGCGATGACGGCCTTTTCTCTGGGTACGGCTCCGTCTTCGGCGCCATCGACAGCTACAACGAGGTGGTGGCACCCGGCGCGTTTTCCGCCACGCTGGCCGACATCAAGGCGAAGGGCCGACCCGTGCCGGTGCTCTGGCAGCACCGTAGCGGTCAGCCGATCGGCGTCTATGAGGACCTGAAGCAGGACGCGACCGGCCTGCAGGTGAAGGGCCGCCTCCTCAAGGATGACGTTGCCCAGGCCAAGGAAGCCTATGCGTTGATGAAGGCCGGCGCGGTGTCCGGTCTCTCCATCGGATACTATGTCCGCAACTCGTCGTACGACGAGAAAACCGGCATCCGCACCCTGAACCAGCTCGACCTGGTCGAGATCTCGCTCGTCACCTTCCCGGCGAACGATGAGGCCCGGGTCGACGCGATCAAGATGAAGCTGGCCCATGGCTCGCTTCCCACGCTTCCCGAATTCGAGAAGTTCCTGCGCGAGGCCGGCTTCTCGAAATCACAGTCCGCGGTGCTCGCCAATCGCGGCCTGTCTCATCTGCTCCGGAGTGAGTCCGAGGGCGAGGCGATCCAAACCGAAGCCGCCAAGTCGCTGCTGACGCAGCTGTCTGGCTTCAAACTGCCCTCATTCTAGGAGACACGGCCATGAAGCCGTTCGAATACCAGCGCGGCCAGTTCGCGCGCAAAGATGCCGGCCAGGGCGATCCCGCGGCCGATCGCGTCGAGTTCAAGCAGGTGCTCGATGCGCTGAACCAGCGCGATGCCGAGATCAAGGCCTTCGCTGAAAAGGCGACTGCCGAGATTAAGGAACACGGCAAGGTCCTCGACGACACGAAGGGTGGCTTGGAGAAGCTCGCCAAGGAAGGTTCCGACCTCCAGGCGCGGCTGATGGAAGTCGAGCAGAAGATGGCGCGTCGGGCAGGTGCCGGTGGCGGCCAGGCACAAAAGTCGATCGGTGAGCAGTTCACCGATAACGAGGACTTCAAGTCGCTTGTCGCCAAGGGCCGTGGCACGGCTCGCATGGCGCTGAAAGCCGTGACGAACCTGAACAGCGGCACGACCGGCACGGGGGGCATCGGCGCGGCAATTACGCCGAACCGCCTGCCCGGCATCATCGCGCCGCCCGATCGGCCGATGACGATCCGCGACTTGATCATGCCCGGCCGCACGGCATCGCCGTCGATCGAGTATGTGCAGGAAAGCGGCTTCCAGAACATGGCGGCGACGGTCGCCGAAGGCGCGCTGAAGCCGCAGTCGGATCTGGCATTCGAGCTGAAGACGACCGTGGTGCGGACTATTGCCCATTGGATCAAGGCCTCCGTGCAGGTCCTGGCGGACGTGCCGGCGCTCCAGTCCTATGTCGACGGCCGCCTGCGCTATGGTCTGATGTACGTCGAAGAGCAGCAGCTCCTCGCCGGTGATGGCACGGGGCAGAACCTGCTTGGCCTGATCCCGCAGGCGACCGTGTTCAACGATGCCCTTCGCCGGGCCGGCGACACGGCGATCGACACGATCCGTCGTGCGATGCTGCAGGTCCGCATCGGTGAATACAGGGCCAGCGGCATCGTCATGAACCCGGTGGACTGGACCGACATCGAGACCCTGAAGAACGCCGACGGGAACTACATCTGGTCCAATCCGATCGTGAACAACGGGCAGAACCTCTGGGGCATCCCTGTCGTCGACACCAATGCGATGCCCCTGGGCGAGTTCATGGTCGGCGCCTTCAACATGGCGGCGCAGGTCTTCGACCGCGAGGAGGCCAACGTCCAGGTCTCGACCGAGGATGGGGATAATTTCGTCAAGAACATGGTGACGATCCGAGCGGAGGAGCGGCTCGGCCTCGCGGTCTTCCGTCCCGCCAGCTTCGTGCATGGCGAGTTCGCCGCGCCGGTCACCGGCTGAGCACTTAACCGAGAACCGGAGCCGGCACTCGCCGGCTCCTCCTGATGCCGGAGATCATCCATGCGCGAATATGCAGCTCTGAAGGGCTTCGCCGCTCCTGAAGGCGAGGACGGTTATGTGAAGCGTGGTAGCGGGGTTTTGCTTTCAGAAGCCAGGGCGCGTGAGCTTCGGCGCAGCGGCTTGATCGGCGACATGGGGGAGAAATTGGCGCCGTTGCCGCAGAACAAGATGACGCCGGAGCCGAAGAACAAGGCTGCAAAGCCGTCCGGGTCGAAGTGATGCAGGTCGCTGTCATCGCTCCACCAGAGGAGGTGGTCACGCTGGATGAGGCGAAGCGTCATCTTCGCGTGGAGTCCGGCGACGACGATCTGAGCATCGCAGCCTATCTGGCAGCGGCGGCAGGATCGATCGATGGCCCAGCCGGATGGCTGGGGAGGGCAATCGGCAAGCAGGTGCTGGAGCTGCGGCTTGACACCTTCCCGTATCACTGCAGCACCGGCATCGAATTGCCCTATCCGCCGATCATTTCCGTCGATGAGATCCGTTACCGCGATCGAAGCGGCACAGAGCAGGTGATGGACGCCGCGGATCGGCGTCTCATCGGCACCGATTCTCCACGCCTCGTGCATGATTTCTGGCAGAGTTGGCCGGAGGCCCATCACGGGCCGGAAACGGTCCGTATCCGCTACACCGCCGGCTATGAGGACGTGCCGGCACCGATCAAGCAGGCTATCCTGCTGATGCTCGGGCACTGGTACATGAACCGGGAAGCCGTCGCGGTCGGCAACAGCGTCATCACCGAGATGCCCCTCGGCGTACAGGCGCTTCTCGCACCCTTCCGGGTCTGGGCGCTCTGATGCCGCGCATCGCCTTCACGCGCGACTTCCCGTGGCACGTGCCGGGACGCGGCGGCCGGATCACGATCCACTATCCGGCGGGCACGACGGAGCTGGTGAGCCGCGCCTGCGCCGATGCGGCCGAAGCGTCCGTTTGCGGCAAGCGCGTCGATCGCGAGGAGAAGCCCGATGCCGATAACGTCCGGACAGCTTCGTGAGCGTGTGCGCCTGGAGAGGCGCACGCCGCAAAAGGACGGGTTCGGCAATTCCGTCTCGGCCTGGCAGGCTCAATTCGAGCGCCGCGCGGCCGTGCAGATGATGCGGGGCGGCGAGGAAGTTCTCGCGAGCCGCCTGGAGGGCGTTCAGCCGGCAACGATCGTGCTGCGGTTCGACGAGAAGACGCGCGCCATCACCGCTGACTGGCGTGCAATCCACCTCCGCGATGATGGCTCGGAGCGCGAGTTCGCGATCCAGACGGCCGAGGACATGGAAGGCCGCCGGCAGTGGATCACGCTGACCTGCAAGGCGGGAGTGGCGAGCTGATGGCGAAGGTCCGGAACCGCGAGCGCCTGGCGAAGGTGCTGCAAGCGCTGCCTGCCAGGGTAAAGGAAGCCACGAAGGCCGCTCTTGCTCAGAATGCCGACGAACTGGTCCTGCTGCAGAAGCGCCTCGTGGTGGTCGATAAGGGTGTGCTGCGTGACAGCATCACAGCCACGGAATTGAGCGAGGAGAAGGGCTACCTCGGCTACCAGGTGCAGGCGGGTGGGCCGACGACGACCCGGCCGGTCCGGGAAGGCGCCGGGGTGACCTACGATTACGCGCTGGCTGTCGAGTTCGGCACGGAGAAGATGGCCGCAGAGCCGTTCTTCTATCCCTCGTATCGGGCCAACAAGAAGCGCTTCAAGAGCCGGGTTACGCGCGCCATGCGCAAGGCGATCAAGGACGGGGCGGCGGGGACATGAGCGATCCGGCGCTGGCCGTCCAGAAGGCGGTCTACGAGCAACTGACCGCGTCGGCGTCGCTGGTCGCCCTGATCAGCGGCCGTGTCTATGACAGCGTGCCGGAGCAGAAGAGCTTTCCCTATGTCGTCATCGGCGAGGACCAGGTGAACGATGACGGCGACGGATGCTCGGACGGCTCCGAGATCTTTGTCGACGTGCATGTCTGGTCGCGCCGCCCCGGCAAGGTCGAAGCGAAGTCGATCGGCGGCGCGGTGCGTGCGGCGCTTGGAGGCCCGATCCCGATGGAGGGCTTCGCCACCATCGTGGGGCAGTTCTACCGGTCCCACTATCTCACCGATCCCGGCGACGGGCTTACCGCCCATGGCGTCCTGACCTTCCGGTATCTGGTCGAACCCCTCTGATCCGCCGAGCGCGGATTTCCTACAGGAGATATATCCATGACGAGTCCCTCGACGATCAGCGGCACGCGGCTCCTGATCAAAGTCGGCGACGGCGCATCGCCGCAGGTCTTCGTGCATCCCTGCCTGATCAATGCCGAGCGTGGCATTCAGTGGGGGTCGACCTCGAACGATGACGTGGTGCCGGATTGCGATGCTCCAGAAGCGCCGGGCTGGAACCAGACAACCAAGGACGGGCTGAACGCCACGATCACCGGCGCCGGCAAGCTCGACACTTCCGATATCGCGTTCTGGGATACCTGGTTCCGCAGCGACGATGCCAAGACGATCCAGGTCTGGGTTGCCGACAAGGGATACTGGAGCGGCGAGTTCAAGCTGACGGAGTGGTCGATCACCGGCGATCGTGGATCGAAGGCGACGGTGTCGCTCACGCTGAAGTCCGACGGCGAGGTCGGCGCCTTTACCGCGGCCCCGGTCGTCTGATGAGCCGGCATGGAGAGGTCGTCTTTCCTTGGGGTGATTCCGAGCACCGGTTCCGGCTCGGCATCGGCGAACTGCGGGAACTCCAGGACAAGTGCAATGCCGGACCATACGAGGTCCTCAACCGGTTGATGACGGGCATTTGGCGGATCGACGAAGTCCGCGAGACGATCCGCCTCGGTTTGATCGGCGGCGGTGCGCTTCGCCCGACCGAGGCTCTCGTGCTTGTCGCCCGCTACGTCGACGAGCGACCCTTGCTGGAGAGCGTTCCCGTGGCGCAGGCTATCATCGGCGCCGCCATCATGGGAAGCCCGGAGGAGCCCGTGGGAAAACCGCAGGCGGCGGAGCAGGGGGAGACGAAGCCCTCCCCGACGGACGGTTCCGCTTCGCCGCCTTCTACGGAACCGGAGGCGCCCTAGGCTTCGCTCCGGAACAGATCGACCGGATGTCCCTCTGGGAGTTCTCGGCGCTGGTCGACGGCTACCTCGCTGCCAATGGTGGTGCGCGGACGGAAGCGCCGACCGACGAAGAATTCGAGGCGGCAATCATCGCCAACAGCGCAGTGAGGTTTTGAATGGCCGCAAGCACCGAAACCGATCGGCTGGTCGTGCAGCTCGAAGCGCAGATCAACAAGTTCGAGAAGATGATGTCGAGCGCCGTCGCGACGACGAACCAGCGCGCGGCGCAGATCGAGAAGCGGTTCGGGCAGATGGAGGGCACTCTGGCCGAGACCGGAACTGGTGGCTTCGAGAAGAACTTCGACGCTGCTGCAACCAGTGCCGACCGTGCGGCGACGCGCATCCAGGCGAGCTTCCGTCGCACCCGCAGCGAAATGACGGCATTCGGCAAACAGGCGGAAACCGGCCTCGATATCAGCAAGCCGATCGGCGCCAGCCGTGTGCAGGTGATGATGCTGCAATCAGCCCTTCATCACACCCTCGGTTCGCTCTCGGCAGGCGCCAACCCGATGACGATCCTTGCCCAGCAGGGAAGCGAAGTGGCCGAAGCGTTTGGGATGGGGAGTGGCAGTGCCGGGGCTTCGGTGACAAGCTTCGGAACGTTGCTTGCCGCTATGCTGACGCCCGCCAACCTGGCCATTGCCGGTATCGGTGTGCTTTCCGCTGGTGCGTCTTACCTTGCCAGCTCGTCGGCGCACGCGAGCGAGGAAGCTGAGGAATTCACCAAGTGGCTGGACTCCATCGGCACAAGTGCCGATGGCGCGAGCGACCGCATCACCAAGATGAGCGACGCCATCAACGGCATGCCTCTTCTTGACACGAATCGTAAGATCCGGGGCGGGCAGGAATCCGTTGATGGGCTGAAGAGCCAGCTCTTCAACCCGATCTCCACGCAGTTGCAGATGTCAGGCATGGCGGACAATCCGGTCCTGAAGCCGCTGGCGAACAACCTGCAGGAGATCATTGACGCTCTGAAGAATGATGCGATCCCTTCCGTCGAGACCTTCCATCAGCGGCTGGACGACATCGTCAGGCAGGCGCCCGGTCTTCAAAAGGACCTGGAGGTTCTCGAAAAGATCGGGGACTCGCTGATCCCGAAGCAGAGCGCATTGGGGCTGCTTCAGCAGCACGCGGGGGGATCATCGTCCACGGGTGCACAGAGTGCGCGATCCGCGGAAAAAGCCTCTCTCGAATTATTGGAAGGCAGCCAGAGAACGGCTCGGATCGCGGCTGCGGAGACGGCAACACAGGCCCTTAAGGCCGCCGATGCCAGCCTGCAGAATGCCGGGCTTACCGATTATGCACGCGGTCTGGCGGCGATCAATGAACGCTTCGCCGGGCTCATCAAGGGCGCCAGGGGCGCTCAGGGCGCGATCGAGCGTCTGAAAGAAGCGCAAGCGAAAGAGATCGCCGCCTACAACAAGGAGTACGCGGCGAAGTCCAGCCCGTATGCTCATTCGGTCGCCGACGTGCCGGATCAATACCGATCGACGTTCCTGTCCGCCGGCGACAAGTACAACGTCGATCCCAATCTGCTCTCCTCGGTCGGCTGGTGGGAAACGCGCGGAAAGTTCAACAACGATGCCGTATCACCCGCGGGGGCTCGTGGCATCATGCAGCTGATGCCCGGGACCGCGTCCGACATGGGTGTGACCAACACCTCGGATCCGTCACAGAGCATCATGGCGGGCGCGAAATATCTTCGCCTGCTGATCGACATGTTCAATGGCGACATCGAGAAGGCTGTGCTCGCCTACAATGCTGGCCCGGCGAAGGTGAAGGCCGTGAGCGCTGGCAAGGGCAGCTTCTCTAAAGAGACGCTGCAATATGGGCCGGGGGTGCTGACCAAGGCGCCCGGCATGCTCGACCAGGTCAAGCAGCAGGAAGAGCTTTCCAAGAAGGCCGACCAGGTCCTGGCCTCCTACAGCCGTGAGACGGATGCGGTTGGCCTGCAGGTCACCGCGGTGAACCGCTCCAACGTTGCCATGGAAACGGCGGCGGCGAAGCAGGACCTGGAGAACAAGCTCAAGGCGGCCGGCGTCACCGACCTGGCCGCCTACACGGAGAAGGTCGATCAGCTGGCGGCCGCGCGAGCGAACGAGATCGTTGCGCAGCAAAAACAACAGGCAGCGCTCAAGGAACTCACCGGCCGCATGGATGAGGTGCGTTCGTCGGCGAAGAGCGCCCTCAGCACCTTCGTTTCCGATCTTCGCGAGGGGAAATCCGGGGCCGAGGCGCTGAGCGACGTGATCGGCGGCATCGATAGCAAGCTGCTCGACCTTGCCGAAAACGACGTGATCAGCACCCTTTTTGGAAAGACCGGCACCTCGGGCGGCAGTGGCATCCTGACCAGTCTGTTTTCCGGCCTGCTTGGGGGAAGCAGCACGACGAGCGCCTCGGTTCATCACCAGGGCGGCATTGTCGGCGGCGGCGCACCGCGCCGATCCGTTCCGTCGGGCGTCTTCTCCGGAGCGCCCCGCTATCATTCCGGCGGGATTGCCGGACTGAAGCCAGGAGAGATGCCGGCGATCCTGAAGAAGGGTGAACTGGTGATCCCGAACCTCAGCGGCTTCCGTTCGGCCCAACAGCGGAGCGGTGGGACCAACGTCAATAATCAGACTGCGCTCAACATGACCGTCATCGCCAACGATGCCCAGTCGTTCCGCAAGTCGAAAACTCAAATCGCCGGCGGGCTCTACAAGGTCCTGCAGGGCGCGCAACGGGCACGCTGATGGCAAGCTTTCATGAGGTGTCGTTCCCGTTCCGGGTCTCGAATGGATCATCCGGTGGCCCGGAGCGGAAGACGGAGATCGTCGATCTCAACGACGGACGGGAAGAGCGGAACGCCTCCTGGTCGAATTCGCGGCGGAAGTACAACGTGACGAAGGGGCTTCGCACGGCGGACGACCTCTATGACCTGCACGTGTTCTTCGAGGAGCGACGCGGCCGGCTCTATGGGTTCCGGTTCAAGGATATCACCGACTTCCAGTCCACCCGTCCTGGCCAGAAGCCGACGGCGCTGGATCAGCCGATCGGCACCGGCGATGGAGCGACGAAGAGCTTCCAGCTGGTGAAGGTCTATGGCGCGAAGTTCGCGCCGTGGACGCGCAAGATCACGAAGCCCGTTGCGGGCAGTGTGAGTGTCGCCGTCGGTGGCGGCGATCGGAGTTCCGGCTGGACGGTCGACGCCACGACCGGCCTGCTGACCTTCGATGCCGCGCCCGCAAACGGCGTCGCGATCACGGCCGGCTTTGAATTCGACGTGCCTGTGCGCTTCAACTCCGACACGCTCGACGCCACGCTGGCTTCCTGGCGTGCCGGAACGCTTCCCGACATCGAACTGATCGAGATCCGGTTATGAAGACGCTGCCCTCCGGCCTGCAGGCCCATCTCGACGGCGGTGCGACGACGCTGTGCTGGTGCTGGAAGCTGGTGCGCACCGATGGCGTGGTGCTGGGCTTCACCGACCACGACCGCGATCTCACGGTCGATGGGGTGGCGTACGCGGCGGCGAGCGGCTTCACTGCGTCGGAGGCGAAGAGCTCGCTGGGGCTCTCCGTCGACGACCTGGAGGTGGACGGCGCGCTCTCCTCCGACAGCCTGACGGAAGCGGACCTGCTGGCCGGGCTCTGGGACAATGCGGCGATCGAGCTTCGCCGCGCCAACTGGGCCGATCCGGGGCAGGCGGTGATCATGCGGACCGGCAATGTCGGCGAGGTCCGGCGGGGATCGCTGGCTTTCACCGCCGAGCTTCGCGGCATGGCGCATGAACTGGGGCAGGAGATCGGCCGCGTCTTCTCCTATTCCTGCGACGCCAATCTCGGCGATGCG